TTATAATCAATCCTAACTTTTGCAGTATAGTCTCTAACCCCTTGTCCGGGTATATTATAAGTATTATTAATTACCGTACCATTACTTAATACTACTTTATCAAACTCTTCATCTGTTGCCGCGTAAACTTTAACTGAGGTAATAAGTAAATTTGGCATATAAGTTTCACAAGCGGTTCTAATATCAGATTCAATATCCCCAAAAGAAAGTCCGTCTAAAGGATTGAAAATATATTCATAAATTCTTGTACCAAATTCAGGTAAAAAATATCTTGAGCCTTTTCTAGTTAAGATTAAATGTATTAAACTACTTCTAATTTCTTCATCAGAAGTTTCTGACAAATCTAAATAGAACCCATATGGAGAATCTCTAAATGGAAAATTAATACCGTATGTTATTGGGCTTGGCATATTACATAAATATAATGTTGTAAAATTTTAAATAAAATAAAAAATCCCAATATGTATTGACTCAAATCAAAACAATAATTTTACCATTAATAGTTTTTGGAATATTGTTTTCGTATTCAAATTCTACAAATTTTTGTTTTAACAAGTATTCTGTTATAAAATCGTTAATTGGATAATAATTTAAACAATCCACGATTAGTTTTTCTTTTGAGGTGTACTTATAATACCCTACCTCATAGTCCCATATCGTCAATGAATTTTTTGTGGGACTTTTTGTAAGAAGATTTACTTTCGTCATTAACATCTGTTGTATATTGCCAATTCCAATATAGTTTCTTATTCGGTTTAAATCCATAGAATTTGTGAGCATCCATTTGAGTTTCTGTAACATTCTCACCATTCCAATTTTGTCCAACACAAATAAATCCTGTTTCAATATCTTCAACTATATTTTTTTCACCTAAAGTAGTATGTCGGGTTTCAATCCAATTTAATCTTTCAATCAAATTTTGATAAAACATATTAGCTTGTCCCCATCTTACTGAACTAAAGAATATAACTGCGTCAGATTCAAAAAGTTCTTTAGATATTTTCCAAAGTTCATCTGTTTTATTGTTTAAACTCGCCCAACATCTGTGATATCCTGAAGGATTTTTCTTATCATCTTTAAGTAACGATTTTAAAAGTCCACAAGTGTTACCTTCTTTTCTCGACACATTACCTTCACAAGGAAAAATCTTGAGTTCTGAAACATCAATAAAAACTGATTTATCACCTAATTCTTCATTCAAATACATTGCGATTAATTTTGATTTAGGTACGTCGACTTTTTTAGGGTCCCAATTAAACCTATTTGAACAACTTAACAATAAAACTTTTTTCTTATTTTTTAAAATGTCTAAAGTCTCTTTTAGTTTTTTTGCACCATCCTCTTGCACTAAATCTTCCAAAAGCATCATTTTTCTTATTTTCTCAATTTCTTCCTGAATAATATTAGACATACCGATAAATAGTTTATAAACAAAAAAAATCCCGACCTAGCTCGGGATAACACATCGGATGTTTTAAAAATTTAAGATGAACAACCAAAACAATCAAAATCACTATTCTCAGGTTTTGGAGGTAAATTCATATAACTGTAGTCTACCTTTGGTGGTTCTGGTGTAGGATTTGGTTTATTAATTTTTGAAGTATCAATCGCCAAATGTTTAGCCCCTGTTGAGATTGCCTTTGTTCTAACATAATAACAAAGTGTTTTCAATCCCTTTTCCCATCCATAGAAATGTGATGATGAAATCTTTGACAATGTTGGGTTACCCATATAGATATTCATTGATTGTGATTGGTCAATAAACGGAGCTCTGTCGGCCGCCATTTCAATCAATGATTTTTGTGAGATTTCCCAAATTGTTTTATACTTGTTAATTAAGTGCTCAATTCTTTTAACTTTTGAATTGTACTTCTTATCTTCTTGGTCAAGGTAGTTGTTGAAATTAATGTTTTGGATTGAACCTTCGTTCATTATGATTTCGTTTTTCAAATCCTCACACCAAATTCCAATCTTTTCAAAGTCATTAATCAAATACTTGTTAACAATCATAATCTCTCCACCAACTACACGTCTGTTAAAGATTGCTGAGTGAGCGGGTTCTGTCATTTCATATGAACCTGTAATCTTCGCTGAAGATGCTACAGGCATTTGAGCTGTAAATAATGAGTTACAAACACCATATTTACTAACATTCTGTTTAAGAATTCCCCAAGGCCATCTTCCTGATAACTCATCTTCTTTTAATCCCCACATATCAAATTGGAACACTCCTTCTGACATTGGTGACCCTTCAAAGTGAACGTATGGTTCATACTTACCATCCATACACAATCTGTTACTTTCAGTGATTGCCGCGAAATAGATTGTTTCAAAAATCTCTTTATTCAACTTACGAGCTTCATCAGATGTGAAGATGTAATCCATCAAATAGAATACGTCAGCAAGTCCTTGTGTTCCGATAGCAATTGCTCTTTGTTCCAGTCCACCCTTACGACCTTTTTCAGTTGAGTAATTGTTGATGTTAACAACTTTGTTTAACGCTCTTACAACTTTACGAGTTTCTTCGTATAACCCATTAAAATCAAACTCACCATCTTTTACATAGTTCTTTTTCACCATAGATGAAAGAGTACAGATTGCAGTTGTATTCTCGTCAGTATATTGGTAAATCTCATTACAAAGATTTGATTGTTTAATTACACCAATATTCTGATGATTTGTCTTTTTGTTAGCATTGTCTTTAGAACAAAGATATGGAACACCAGTTTCAATTTGAGATTCAATAATCTTATTCCAAATTTCTTGGGCCTTAACTTTCTTACCTAATCCTAACTCAACTGCCTTGTCGTAATTTGACTCATATTCATCACCATAAGATTCTTGTAACGGTTTGATACCCGCTTTAACAATATCATTAGGACAGAATAAATACCAATTGTCATTGTTCTTAACCGCATTCATAAAGTTGTCAGGAATCCAAAGTGCGGTGAACAAATCACGAGCTCTCAATTCCTCAGCACCTGTGTTCTTTTTAATATCCAATAAATCAAAGATATCTTTATGCCAAGGTTCCAAGTAAATTGCTGCGGAACCTGGTCTACGTCCTTGTTGGTTAAAGAAACGAAGTGACTCGTTAACAATCTTCAAATACTTTAACAATCCACCAGCATATCCTCCAGAAGATGTTATACGACTCTCCTTACTACGAATGTTAGACATTGATAGTCCGATACCCGCAGCGTCTGATGAATAGGTTGAGATGTCTCTCATAGTATTTAACAAACCTTCACGAGAATCCGAATCGTTATAATGAAGAACACAAGACGCCAATTGTGGAACCTTTGTTCCAGCATTAATCATAATCGGGGTTGCCGGAGATATTCTTTGGGTGGATAAAGCTTGGTAATATTCCATAGCCTCTTCAAATGTATTGGTCACCCAAAGAGCAACTCTCATGTACATATGTTGTGGTCTTTCAACAACTTTTCCATTTGGTAGTTTTAACAAGTACATTTCGGCGAGTGACCTCCAAGCAAAATAGTCAAAGTTATAATCATTATCGTGATTAATTACCTCATCAATTTTACTAGGCCCATAAGATTCGACAATCTCCATTAATTCATTACTTACAATACCATCAACGTGTAAGGTATGCATCGTATTTGAAAAACTTGGGTCAGTTTCTTTGTGGTATGACGAGATTGCAACAGATGAAGCTAAACGAGAGTAATCGTGATGACTACCTGTAAACGCCGCAGCAATTTCATAAATTAACTTATCTAAATCTTTGGTAGTGATAACCCCTTCAGTTGGTACTGAAGTGATTACTTTAATAAAGATTTCGTCAGAATTAACATTTAAACCTTTTGAGGCTCGTTTAATTCTTTGATAAATTTTCTGTGGATTAAACGACGCATCGTCCCCACTACGTTTTTTAATTCTTAATGACATCATAGTTTAAAAAGATAGTAAATTAAAAGTCATCAGTAAAGGAGAGAGTCTCATTTAACTTTGCTTTTTGATATTCAACTGTACGTGATTCAAAGAAGTTACCCTTTGTTTCAACTGCAATTTGTTCCATAAATTTAAATGGTTGTTCAACATTAAATTGTTTTTTACAACCAAACTTAATTAATAATCCATCAACAACAAACTCAAGGTATTGTTTCATAAGATTTGAATTCATACCAATAAGTGAAACTGGTAATGATTCTGTGATGAATTCTTTTTCAATTTCAAGAGCCGACAATAAAATCTCTTTAATTCTTTTTTCACTTGGTTTTTCTTCTACGTGATTATTCAATAAATGAATTGCAAAATCACAATGTAAATTTTCATCTTTAAAGATTAAAGAATTAGCATTACACAATCCTTGCATAATTCCACGAGACTTTAACCAAAAGATTGAACAAAACGAACCTGAAAAGAAAATACCCTCAACCGCGGCAAATGCCACCAACCTTTCTTGGAAGGATGCGTTTTCAATCCAATCCAAAGCCCATTTAGCTTTCTTTTGAACTGCCGGTAGGTTATCCAAAGCTGTAAAACATTTGTTTTTTTCCTCTTCATTTGAGATATAAGTATCAATCAATAATGAGTACATTAACGAGTGAATGTTTTCCATTGCAAGTTGTATTCCATAGAAAAATTTAGCCTCGGGATACTGAACCTCTCTATAAAAATTTTCAGCCAAATTTTCGTTAACGATACCGTCGGATGCCGCAAAAAATGAAAGAATATTTTTAATAAAATATTGTTCGTTTTCTGAAAGATTTTCCCAATCTCTAATATCACCACTTAAATCAACTTCTTCCGCAGTCCAAAACGCGGCTTGGTGCATTTTATAATATTCCCATATATCATTGTATTGGATTGGGAATATCACAAATCTGTTTGGGTTCTCTTTTAATATTTTTTCCATATTTTTAATTTATTTCTGTTTTAATAATTATACTTGTTGTTGTTTTCTTTTCTCCATAATCTCCTTAATTCTGTTTCTTTTTTGTTCTTCTTTTTGTTCTTCAAGTCCCAAGAATGTTACAGAACTTTCTGTATCAATATCCAACATTTCGTTGTTGAACTTACAGTTTTCAAATACTACCCCATCTTTACCGATACGAGATTTTGTAATGGCAATTGTTGCAAGATTTAACTCTTTTTGTTGTAGTGACTTCGCTACAGTAATGATGACGTGTCCAACTTGAGCCTTTTTGATTGACCCACCCATTTGGTCTGTAGTTACAACATCTGATGATATTGAACTTCTGTTACCTTGTGTCGCTGTCCATCCTACAATATTTAATTCATGACACATAGCCTCAAATGCTCTCATAACTGAACCCTCACTTTTCCATTCATCTTCCAAAGCTTTTTCAGGAGTTACACAATCAATATAATCCAAAATAATCATATCAATATGAGTACCATCGGCAATCATCTTACGAATTTGATTTTTAATTTGACTCATAGTAAATGTGTCAGATTGTAATTTTTTAAGAATTAATTTGTTAGACATCTTCTCTTCAATCTCAGCAACCTTTTTTAACACCTCATCTTTATGTGTACTAAGGTCATCAGGAGCAATACCTGTCCAACAAGTAAAATGTTTTCTTTGGATAATTTTTGGGTTATCCTCAAAAAATACCTGTAATACATTAAACCCTAAATTAAACGCATTGTTTGCAATCTTTGTAGTTAGAGTTGATTTACCAACACCTGTAGGTGCAAGTATTACCCCAATCTCCCCTTTTGCTAACCCACCTTTAAGTAAGTTGTCAATACCCGGTATTCCCATAGGAATTGGGTGTCTATAATCATCCGCTAATACATCTTCTAAGTTTTCAAACACATCACCAGTTCCTTTATCAACATTACCAACTTGTAATGCCTCTCGAACCATTTCTTCTAATGTGTCATAATTTTCAAACTCACCGTGGTCTATAATTTTTTTAGCCTTTTCCATCACTTTCTGTAACTCTTGTTGTTTACAGAATTTTAAAGCCTTTTCTTGAACAAATTGTACCCCACTTTCATCAATATTTTTTATATCAGAAATTGTATCAAGAGTTATTTTTAACAATAACTCCTGAGCAATTTCACTTTTAGCTACTTGATTAAGAGTATCAAAACTTGGCGAATGCTCAAATTTTTGATAATACTCTTTCACCATTTGAACAATAAGTTTAAAGTATTTGTTTTCGAAGTAAGATGGTTCTAAAACTCCAACGATGGAATGGGCGAAATCCTTATCAACAATAAGTTGATTTAGAAGTTGTAACTGAAATTGATTTCCTAAGTATTCAA